GCAGAATGCAAGCGACTGGAGATAGAAATCTTAAAATTAAAGGCGGACCTTCCGCTGTTTTATATGCGCAAAGAGGATTTTATAAGATTCGAAGTTGGCATAAATTATAAACTCGATAAACTACGCGACCTCGTCGAGAAAGCGTTGAGGGGAGGCAGAGATGAAGATTGATATGGAAAGAGCAAGGCGGGAGGAAATGCGCTGGCTGGCTCTATTCGCCCTTAATTCAGCGCAGCCGATGGGTACATCGGAGGTAATCATCCGCAATGCCCTGCAACCTGTCATCCCCGACATCACAGAACTGGATCTGCGTAAGGCGCTCGACTATCTCGAGGAGCGGAGACTGATCAGCATCGAGAGAAAATATGTGTGGTTCGCGAAGATAAACAATCACGGGATCGACATCGTTGAATATAGCGTGGAGTGCCATCCCGGCATAGCAAGACCGAAGAAGTGGTGACGAAATGCCGGCAAGATCGAAGGTGACATGCCTGCCGGAACCTATCCGGGCGGAACTTGACAAGCGACTCATAACGACGGGGTTCTCCGACTACTCGTCCCTCGAGGCGTGGCTCCAGGAACAGGGATTCGAGATATCACGCTCGGCGATCCACCGCTACGGCCAGGAGTTCGAAGAAAAGATCATGGCCATCAAGGTGGCCACGGAACAAGCGAAGGCGATTGCGGAGGCGGCCGGTGATGAGGAAGGTGCCATGAACGAGGCGCTCATCCGACTCATTCAACAGAAGTCATTCGACGTCCTGGTCGGCCTCGAGGGCGGAGCAGATCTACCGAAGATGGGAACGATGGTCGCGCGGATCTCTCGCGCCTCTGTGCAGCAAAAGAAATGGATGACAGAGGTCAGACAGAAGACGAGGTCAACTGCTGATGAAGTGGCAAAAGAGGTGAAAAAAGGCGGTCTCTCTGCGGAGAAGGCCGAGGAGATAAGGAAGAAGATACTGGGAATCGTATGACCGCTCAATCCGCAAACAAAGACTTCGACCTGGCGAGAGGCGCTACAGGCATATTGCTGCCTTATCAGCAGCGGTGGGTAGCAGATCGCTCGCCGGTGAAGGTCATGGAGAAATCACGCCGGGTCGGCATATCCTGGGCAGAGGCCTCCGACGATACCCTCTGGGCATCCGAAAAGGGCAATGGAGAAAAGCGCAACGTCTGGTATATCGGCTATACGAAGGACATGGCGCTTGAATTCATCAGTGACTGCGCCAACTGGGCCAGGGCATATAATCTGGCAGCTTCCGATATGGAAGAGGTGGAGATCCCGGACGAGGAAGAATATGAAGGCGTCGTCCAGGAAAAGAAAATACTTGCCTATCAGATTACCTTGGCCTCCGCCTGGAGGATCACGGCGCTCTCGAGCAGACCGACGAACCTCCGCGGGAAACAGGGACGTGCTGTATTGGATGAAGCAGCATTCCATGACGACCTTGCCGGACTGATCAAGGCCGCACTGGCATTCCTCATGTGGGGCGGCGACGTCCGGATCATCTCCACGCATTTCGGCGATTCAAACGATTTCAACTCGCTGGTCCAGGACATCAGGGCCGGAAGAAAACCATATAGCCTCCATCGCGTGACTTTTGATGATGCCCTCGGAGAGGGTCTTTACAAGAGGATCTGCGAGGTACTGAAGCGCGATTGGAGTCCGGAGGCCGAGGCCGCCTGGCGGCAGGGCGTCATCGACTTTTACGGCGACGATGCGGACGAGGAGCTCTTCTGCATTCCTTCCCAGGGAAGCGGCGTCTATTTAACCAGGGCGCTGATTGAGACCTGTCTCTCTCGGGAGATCCCCGTGATCCGTTACGAGAAGGCAGCCGCTTTTGCGGAACTTCCCGACTATACCCGAAAGTCCGAGATCGACGCCTGGTGCGAAGAGACACTTCTCCCGCTCCTGGAGGTTCTTGATAAAGAGCGTCGGCATTATTTTGGCGAAGACTTCGGCCGGACCGGAGATCTCACGGTAATCACGCCGCTTGCAGAACAGCAGAATGCAACCTTCAAAGCTCCCTTCATGCTCGAACTTCGCAACATTCCCTTTCAGCAGCAGGAGCAGATTCTTTACTACATCGTGGATCGACTTCCGAACTTCTCTCATGGGGCACTCGATGCGCGAGGAAATGGCCAGTACCTGGCCGAACGTGCGATGCAGAAATACGGTGCGCTCCGGATCAGCCAGGTCATGCTGACGGAGAACTGGTACCGCGAGAACATGCCGAAATACAAGGCGGCATTCGAGGACCGATCGATACTGCTCGCGCAGGATGCAGACGTCATTGAGGATCACCGAGCATTCAAGATCATCAAGGGAGTCGCCAAACTTCCGGAGTCGAAGACAAAAGGTCAGGACAAAAAGCAACGTCACGGAGATTCAGGAGTCTCCGGCGCGATGGCCTGGTACGCGACGCGGCAGGAAGGCGGTCCGGCGGCTTCTGCCGGAAGCGAGGCCACGGTTGAGGACTATCATGCGGAGAGACGCGGAGGCATGGAGAGAATGAACATGAGGGGTGCAATGTCCGATGTGCATCGAGAGCGAACCCGGAGGGCGGCATGAGTATCATAACCAAACTGAGCGAGAAAATATTCGGCGGCGAGATCGAACGCAAGGTTGAGCAGAAGGTGCAGGCCGCAGTCAATGGAAAGGTCGCCGAGATCAAAGCGGCGAGTTATTCAGACACACTCATGGCGCCGATCGCCGACCCGGACGGTACCGTCTGGCGGCGTCTTACCACGACTCCTAATCGAGACCTGGTACCTGTCCTCCAGGACCGAATGATCGAGATCGCCTACTGGCTGCGGGAAACGAATCCGCTCGCTGGATGGCTCATAGACATCACCACGGCTTTTATTCTCGCAGAGGGTCTTCCCTACGAGGCGAAAAATCCCGACATCAAGACGGTACTCGACGGTTTTTGGAATGATCCGATAAACAGACTGCCTCTTTATTTTCCGAAGCACGTAGGTGAACTTCACACATTCGGGGAGTTATGTTTTCCCACATTCGTGGCGGCACAGACCGGCAGGGTGCGACTCGGATATATAGACCCGGCTCAGATCATGGGAGTAATGACGGATCCGGAGAATGTGAAGGTTCCTATCGGTGTGCAGACAAAAGGATGGATCGGCGAGATAGCGGGATTCAATGTCTCGACAGAGGCCAAGAAATACCGGACGATCCTTCCCGAAGAAGCTGACTATGTGCTCTCGCCGGTAGCGAAGCAGCTCCGTGACCGGTTCACGGACGGCGATTGCTTTTATTGGTCAATCAATAACGTGTCCAATTCTCCCCGCGGGAGATCGTCTCTTCTGTCCGTAGCCGACTGGCTTGACGCCTATGAGCAGTATCTTTTTGACTTTGCGGACATGTGGCCCCTCCTCAACAGTTTCATCTGGGACCTCGAGGTGCAGGGCGGTGATGAGAAGGAAATCAAAAAACACCTCGAAGCATTCACGAAAAAATCCGGATCGGTGTTCGGACACAATGAAAAAGTCAAACTCTCGGCCCAGTGCCCCAAGTTGCAGGCCATAGATGCAGCAACGGGCGCCACGCTCTTCAGGAACCACATCATGGGGCGTTTCGGATATCCCGAGCACTGGTATGGCGGAGGCGGAGACGTGAACCGTGCCACGGCGGAAGAAATGGCGGCGCCGGCACTAAAGATGCTCGGCACAAAGCAGCTCGAAGTTAAATACATACTTGAAGACATGTTCAAATATCAGATCAGACAGTCCCGGAAGACCCGCTATATCAACGTGTCTAATGAAGACGCGGATAACTATTCCATTTTGACGCCTCAGATGGAGACGAAGGACGTCGGTAAACTCGGAACCTTGGTACAGTCGGTGGCGACGGCGCTTATGACTGCTGAGAACCAGGAGTGGATCGACAAGGACACCGCCCGCAAGATCTTCATCGCCGTCACGAATGTCACGGGAGTCGACATTGACTTCGAAGCAATCAAGCAGGCCATCGCCGAGCAGAACGCTGCGACGGCCGTTGCAGACTATAAAGTTAACCCACCGCCGGCCAAGGATGCGGAGGCGAAATAATGGCGACAGCGACCCAAACAAACCAATTCCAGAAGAAGGTAGCGGCCCTGGTCAAGCAATCCCAGAGCATGGAAGAGACAGAGGTTAAAAAGGTACTCGCGATCCTGCAGAGCACCCGGAAAGAAATCGCCGCAACGGTCGCTTCGACGCCCTGGGAACTCTATCACCTGAAACAGTTAAAAGACGCGGTCAATCGTGCAGCCGATGATTTTGTGCGCCAGTATAAAGACGTTCTCGGCCCGGCGCAGAGAGACCTCTGGAATCAAGGTGTAGATATGGTCGATATGCCACTCCGCGCTGTCGGAATCTGGCAGGCGATACCGGCGATTGACACGACCATGCTTGGAGTACTGCAGGGTTACGGCGAATCGCTGGCCGAGGTACTCGGTAAGGACCTGGCGCAAAAAGTCACGCAGGAAATTACTATGGGACTCCTGGGACAGAAGACGCCGTTCGACGTGATGAAGAGCATCGGAGTGAATTTAAAGGAAAAATCAATCGTCACGTCCATCGGATCCCGCGCCGAGACGATAACGCGCACTGAAGGTGGACGAATATTGGAGGCGGCGAGCCAGGCCAGAAAAGAAAAGGCGGCTGAAGTGGTGCCCGGACTGCAGAAGATGTGGCTTCACGGGAATACGTCGAAGGTTCCGAGAATAACGCACGTCGCGGCGAACGGACAGATCAGGGACGTCGATCAGCCGTTCGACGTTGGTGGGGAGCAACTCATGTATCCGCGCGATCCTGCAGGGTCTCCGGAGAATACGATTAACTGTTCCTGATATACGATCCCTTATCATCCCAGTTGGGGTGTAACGGCGCAGGACGTGGACCAGCAGGTTGCGGCAGGACGGAGATGAGCGAGGAGAGAACAGGATCCCCTCCTTCGAGGGGATGACGCAATAATACGGAAATGACAAACAAGGAGGATACGACAATGGCAGAAAGAATCGATCCAAAGTACCTGGAAGGTTTGAAATTCAATTTCGCGGAACAGAGGAAATCCAACAAGGATGGCCGCGAGGTGGTCACGAACATACCTCAGCAAAGGGCGCTGAC